AACAAGCGGGCTGAGATGTGGGGGGCGATGAAGGAATGGCTGAAGACGGCCAGCATACCCAACGACCGGTTCCTGAAGAGCGATCTGACGGGACCGATGATGAAGCCGGACTCGAAGGGGACGATCTTCCTGGAGAGCAAGAAGGACATGAAGGCGCGTGGGCTCGCCAGCCCCGACGCCGCGGACGCGATAGCCATTACTTTCGCTTTCCCCGTAGCGCATCGCGAAGCGCGGGTAGACAATAGACCCCGCAGCGTCTATGCTGGCGGCGCTATTTCCTCTGGCTGGATGGGCCATTAGATGGCTAAGAAATCTGTCTCTCTCGCAGTCGGCCGCGGCGAGAAGCTGCCGACCAAGGCGGGCGCGGGCCTCACGGCCAAGGGCCGGGCCAAGTATAACGCCGCGACGGGCAGCAAGCTGAAGGCTCCGGCCCCTAACCCCAAGACCGAGGCCGACAAGGGGCGTAAAAAGTCATTTTGTGCAAGAATGTCTGCGGTTGCAGCAAAGGCTAAAGACGGCGAACGCGCTAAGGCCAGTCTGAAAAGGTGGAACTGTGGCAAGTAAGCCGGGGCTATACGCCAACATTCACGCCAAGAAGGCCCGCATCGCCGCTGGGTCGGGCGAAAAAATGCGCAAGCCGGGGGCCAAGGGCGCTCCGACGGCCAAGGCGTTCAAGGAATCCGCTAAAACGAGGAAGAAGTAATGCCTCTGGTCAAGTCAGCGTCCAAGAACGCACTCCGCAAGAATATTGCCGCTGAAGTAAAGGCGGGCAAGCCCGTCAAACAGGCCGCCGCCATCGCCTACGCGACCAAGCGCGCGGCCAAGAAGGGTAAGTCTTGTGGCAAATGACGTTACGGCCGCAGGCAAAGTCTCCGATAACCCGGACGATGACCGTCTGGCGACGATGCGCCATCGGTTTACGGTGGCGCAGACGGCTTACAGCGACAGCCGCGAGGACGAGCTAGACGATCTGCGCTTCATGGCGGGCTCGCCGGACAACGCATGGCAGTGGCCGGCGGACGTGCTGGCGACCCGTGGCGCGGTGCAGGGCCAGACGATCAACGCGCGGCCGTGCCTGACGATCAACAAGCTGCCGCAGCACGTCAGGCTGGTGACCAACGAGCAGCGCCAGAACCGCCCGACGGCCCGCGTGATCCCGGCCGACGAGGACGCCGACCCGGAGGTGGCGGAGATATTCGACGGCATCGTGCGGCATATTGAGTATATGTCCGACGCCGACGTGGCCTATGACACCGCCTGCGACAACCAGGTGGTCTACGGCGAGGGCTACATCCGCATCCTGACGGAATACACGAAGGAAGACTCTTTCGATCAGGACATCCGCATTGGCCGCGTCCGCAGCAGCTTCAGCGTCTACATGGACCCGATGATCCAAGACCCGTGCGGGCAGGACGCGAACTACTGTTTTATCACCCAGGACGTTCCCAAGGCTGAATACGAGCGCATGTATCCCGACGCGACGCCCGTGACCGGCATGATGTCGCAGGGTGTGGGCGATCAAAACCTCTCCCAGTGGATCACGCAGGAAACGGTGCGGATTGCCGAGTATTTTTATGTCGATACGCGCAAGGCGACGCTCAACCTCTACCCGGACAACATCACGGCGTTCGACGGCACGCCGGAGGACAAGCGGCTGAAGGCGGCATATGGCAAGCCGCTGCGCTCGCGAGAGAGCGACCGCCGACAGGTCAAGTGGCTCAAGACCAACGGCTATGAGGTGCTGGAGGAACGCGACTGGGCGGGTAAATATATCCCCGTAATCCGCGTCGTCGGCAACGAGTTTGAGGTCGACGGTCAGCTTTACATCAGCGGCCTTGTGCGCAACGCCAAGGACGCGCAGCGCATGTATAACTATTGGGTCAGCCAAGAGGCCGAGATGCTGGCGCTGGCTCCTAAAGCGCCGTTTATCGGTTATGGCGGCCAGTTTGAAGGGTATGAAACGAACTGGAAGACCGCTAACACCAATAATTGGCCCTATCTTGAGGTTAACCCTGATGTTACCGATGGAGCCGGCAACCCGCTTCCCTTACCTGAACGCGCCCAGCCTCCGATGGCTCAAACGGGCCTTATCCAGGCCAAAATGGGAGCGGGGGAAGACATTAAATCGACCACTGGCCAATACGATAGTAGCATTGGGGCGACTTCCAACGAACGGACGGGTCGTGCGATCCTCGCTCGGGAGCGGCAAGGCGACACGTCTACTTATCATTATGTCGACAACCTCTCGCGGGCGGTGAAGTATGTCGCCCGGCAGTTAGTCGATCTGATCCCGAAAATTTACGACACGCAGCGCGTCGCCCGCATCATCAATGTCGAGGGCGAAGTCGGCATGGCGCGCATCAACCCGTCCCAGCCGGAGGCGGTGCGCAAGATCGTTAATGAGGAAGGCATTGAAATCGCCAAAATCTACAACCCCAACGTCGGCACTTACGACGTGCAAGTGTCCTCCGGCCCCAGCTACATGACCCGTAAGCAGGAAGCCATGGACACGATGGGGCAGATTTTGCAGACCAATCCGGCGCTCTGGAGCGTGGCGGGCGACCTGTTCGTCAAGAACATGGACTGGCCGGGCTCTGAGACAATGGCCAAGCGGTTTGAGAAGATGCTTGACCCGAAAGTGCTGGAAGACACCGACGATTCGCCGGAAGCCCAGGTCATGCGTCAGCAGATGGAGCAGATGGCGCAGGCGATGGAACAGACAAACGCTCAGATTCAGGCGCTTCAGCAGTCCTATGACATGCAGAAGCTGGCCATTGACGAGCAAAACAGCCAGATTAAGGCGTTCGAGGCCGAAACCAAGCGAATGCAGGCGTTCGCGAACAGTATGTCACCGGAACAAATCAGTGATATAGTTCAAGGCACCATCGCCGCGGCGCTGGATACGGGTGATTTGGTCGCTGGTAACGCTCCGATCCGCGAAACGGGAGAAATGATGTGACCTGCGAGGTTTTCATCGGTCATTTATTCTTGGCCCGCGACGTGACGCATTCGGCGCATCTGAACACACGCTCTTACGCCAAGCATAAGGCGCTGGGTAAGTTCTATGGCGACATTATCGACCTCGCGGACGCGTTCGCGGAGGCCTACATGGGCCGCCACGGGATTATTGGCCCGATTGCGCTCCAGTCGGCCAAAAAAACCAGCAATGTCGTTGATTTTCTTGAGGATTCGCTCAAGGATATTGAAGATATGCGGTATAAGGTGTGCAACAAGGACGAAACTGCGTTGCAGAACATCATCGACGAGATTGTTGCTCTATATCTAGGCACGATCTATAAGCTGAAATTTCTGGCTTAAGAGGAAATCATGGGCCTCAAGAACACGACGCAAGCCCTCGGCTATCAGCAGATCACCAACTTGTCGTCTGCGGTTGGCCTGACAGTCCCTACGGGCGCTACTCGCGCGCTGATCGCGCCGCTCACCAAGGACATTCGTTGGCGAGACGACGGCACAAACCCGACGGCAAGCGTCGGAATGCCTGTCACGGCCGGCACCTATCTGAGCTACGACGGCGATCTTCAAAACATCAAGTTCATCCAGACGTCTGCGTCGGCGGAACTGAACGTGACGTATTACGCGTAAGGGATCGCCGACATGACTATCCAGGCAAACCAGGGTTTTGGCGTCTCGATCTTTGGCGCGACGAGCGCGGGCGGCGGATCGACTTCGCCTGGCGGCTCCAACGGCCAAATCCAGTATAACAACGCCGGTGCATTCGGCGGCCTTGATCTGTCGTATTTGTCTTCGACGCTACGGGTTGGCGCAGCGGACGCCGCCTCGCCTGTCGCTCAGACGCTACAGGTGCAGTCGGTTGTCGCTGGCACGACGAATACGGCGGGCGCAAACTTCACCATCAAGGGCAGCGCAGGCACCGGCACGGGCGCTGGCGGCTCGATTATCTTCCAAGTGTCTCCTGCGGGTAGCAGCGGCACGGCGCAGAATGCGTATGCGACGGCGCTGACGATTGCGAGCGATAGAACCGTAACAGCGGCCACAACAATCAACGCAGGCACGTTTGCGAATAGTGGTGGACAAGGTATCACCGCGACAGCAGCACAACTCGGCCTGTTCAACACGGGATTGTTTGGCTGGACTAACAATGCTGGTTCAGCAGGCGCGCTAGACACCATCCTCGCCCGCGACGCCGCCAACACGCTCGCGCTGAGAAACGGGACGACCGCGCAGACTTTCCGCGTCTACAACCTTGCTGGCGCGGCTCCCGCGACCGATTACGATTTTGGCACGTTCGACTTTTCGACCACCGCCAACGTCCTGACCATCGGCACGAAGAACGGCGGCGCGTATGCGACTGCGCGCAATATGCAGTTCATCATTGGTGGAACGACAAAACTTGATTATGGCATCACTAGCGCAGGCAATTGGGCGTTTACTAGTAGCGTCTTTGCTGGAGTTACGAGTTATATAGGGTGGAGTGGTCGTTCTCTGATTAGGGCTACAACGGACGGAAATATCCTTTTCGTAAACAGCACCGCAAGTGACTTCAGCCTCCTCCAATTCGGTGGCACGACCTCCAGCTTCCCCGCCCTCAAACGCTCCAGCGCCACGCTCGCCGTGCGCCTCGCGGACGATAGCGCAGACGCTGGCATCACCTGTTCCTATGTGAAGACGGCATCCACAACTGTCGCATCTCTCCCGTCTGCTTCAACTGCTGGCGCAGGCGCACGTTCGTTCGTCACAGACGCCAACGCCACGACCTTCCTGTCAACCGTAGCGGGCGGCGGGGGGAACAAAGTGCCTGTGGTTTCAGACGGCACCAACTGGCTGATCGGCTAACACAAACACAGCACAGGAGGACGCCTACCGAGCCTGTGCTGTCTCCAACTCGGTAGGCACCTTTGGAGAACTACATGAACACCATTTCAGTCACTTTCGATCAGGACGAACTCAACTCGCTCGGCGGTCTTCTCGACCTCGCCGTGAAGGCATCCGGCATACAGGCCGCGAAACCGGCGCTTGCCATTCTCGCCAAGCTGGAAGCGGCTGTGGCGGCTGCTAACACCCCTGCGGCTCCGGCTGCTGACGAAACTGAAGGACATGCGTGATGGGTTTTTTCGCTATCTCATCCAAGCGCGACACGGACGCCTCTGCGCTCGAAAGCCGCGTCCTGATCGCTGACGGCGACATTGATCGCATCACCATCGCCTACGCGCAGCTCTATTTCCCGAACGGCGTGCAGGAAGGCGGCGATCCGACTGCCGATCCGCCGATCCCGCCAGACGTTCGCCCGCCGACTGGGCAGGAAGTCTTCGACGCCGTCGCCAATGGCCTCTTGCAGGGCATTCTGGCGAACACGATCAACGTCGAGAAGACGAACGCCGCCAAGCAGGCGCAGGACGACGTCCCGCCGATCCCGGTTGCGCCGGGCGCGACGGCATAATATAGTAACTTCAACCGACTGGCCGGAAAGCTAGGTAGAAATGTCTGACGAAGACCAGGCTGTAGCGGACATCAGCCCCGCGCCGGAACCGGAAGCTACGGCAGCACCGGACATTCCGCAGGAATCGACGCCGGAGGAACAGCAGCATACAAAGACGTTCTCTCAGGAAGAGTTGGACGCGATTGTAAGCAAGCGCCTTGCAAGAGAACAGCGTAAGTGGGAACGCGAGCAGGCCCAGCGCCTCGCGGAGTTACAGACTTCACGGTCTGCGACACCTCCCGCTGATCCGAATGATTTCGAGTCTGCCCAGCAATATGCAGAAGTGCTTGCTGAGCATAAGGCTCGGGAACTTTTGGCGCAGCGAGACGCCGCGAAGCAACAGGCTGAAATCGTAGAGGCCTACAAGGATCGCGAAGAGGAAGCGCGCGAGCGATACGAGGACTTCGAGCAAGTCGCGTATAACCCGAACCTTCCTGTCACCGATCACATGGCCCAAGCCATCCAGGCGTCGGATATCGGCCCCGAGGTGATCTACTACCTTGGCTCCAATCCGAAAGAAGCCGGGCGCATTTCCCGTTTGCCGCCTATCTTGCAGGCAAAAGAGATCGGAAAGATTGAGGCTAATCTAGCTTCAAATCCGCCGGTTAAGAAAACCTCAACCGCGCCCGCACCTCTTGCTCCTGTCACGTCAGCCCGGTCAAACTCAGGCCCGCGATACGATACGGCAGACCCCCGGTCTATCAAGTCGATGTCAACGTCGGAATGGATTGAAGCGGAGCGGCAACGGCAGATCAAGAAGTGGGAGGCGCAGAACAGACGCTAAGTCTTTGAAAGGACGACGCAATGAGCAACAGCATCCTAACTATTGATATGATTACGAGGAAGGCTCTGGAGATTAATTAGGTCTCCCCAGTTAGTGATAACTGGAAAAACAACTGTGTGAATTCGGTGAACGTCATGATAGGGTTATATCATGAAAACACCGAGCCAAGACTCTGACGAGAATAATTCCGACCTGACACCGGAAGAACTCGTCCGAAAGAAAAACCGGGAGGCGGCTCGCCGTTACCGGGAACGCGATCCTGAAAGGCAGCGCCGCCGCATGAGAGAGTGGCGCGCTGCCAATCGGGAGAAAGCCAGAGAACAATCGCGCGAATGGCGCAATCGCAGATTGGCTAACGCCTCTCCCGAAGAGGAAGAACAGCTTCGCCAAACCGAGCGCGATAAAACTAAACGAAATCAGGACCGTATTCGCCGCGAAGTCTATCAGGCTTACGGCGGGTTTATTTGCGCGTGTTGCGGCGAGACGGAGCCTAAGTTTCTGTCCATAGACCACATCAATAATGATGGCGCGACCGAACGCCGCAGCGGCCAATATAACGGTGGCGGCTCTGCTTTTTATCTGTGGCTGCGAAAAAACGCTTTTCCTGACGGTTATCAAGTGCTATGTATGAACTGTCAGGTCGGTAAACATCGCAATGGCGGTGTTTGTCCTCATCAGTGTAAGGTGTAACGACTATCCCGAAAGGGAGTAGGGCCAAGCGGCCCGAAGCGCACAGCCCTCC